CAAAAAGTACAAGCGCTGCGCGAGCTTTTATCGGCTGAGTGACAGCATCGGTAATTACGCATTTTAAATCAATGTAATTTTGTAAGAGATTTTTACCTATGGAACAGTTAACAATGGCACAACAAAAACAGATGACCAAAAGCATACTTGACGCAGACGTAGCGCCAGATTGCGATATATACCATTTGTTTATTCACAGTGTTTGCTCTGCTATGAAGCGCTCAGGCTTTAGCCGCCCCGTAATAGCTGACCGCATGAACGACGCACTACACTCGCAAAACAACGAAGTTGACCAAGCCAAACTTAATAAATGGCTAGCACCCAGCCAAGCACACTACATGCCCATGCACTTTTTACCGGCACTGTGTTACGCCGTGCGCTCAACCGAGCCTGCCAATATATTGCTCAAACCTATTTTATTTAAAGCGGTCGATCAGCGATCGCAGTTATTGCAGCAACACGCTGAGCTGCAAATGGAGATTGAAGAGCGCACCGCCATGCAACGCTATATTGCAGAGTCGTTACTGACAAACGACGACAATCAAGAATGACGCCACCATTACACCACCCGCTATAAAACCCAACTAAGGCTAAAAAATAATGACTATCAAAGACCAAGAACCGTCTGAAATTCAGGAAACTGGCCCTAAAGACGACACAAATATTGATATTAACAATGCAAATTTTAAGGCACTAGCTAAGTCATTGGGTGTTGATTTAACTATGAGCACTGACGAGCTATGGCAAGAGGTAGCAAAACTGGAGCAAGAAGCTAAGCAAAACCAATTACATCTAGCAGCAGCGCAGCGCCACGCTATAAAGCTAGGAGGTGGCCATGAGCACTAATTTAGTAGATGTAGTAGGCAAAGAGAACGCCAGCGAAATAGAGCATCAGCTACAAAAACTTAAAACCCCACTGAACATAGTGATGCCGCAAAGCGTAGCCGAATGCATGGACCGCGTAGTGTTTTTAGCAAACCGCCAATTTACCGATGCCGCTGAGGCCGGCTTTATTTTGCTTAATGTAAAAGAACAGGTTTCTCATGGTGAATTCTTAGCTTTATTAGAAGAACGAGGTATTCACAAACGCACGGCACAGCGCTCAATAGCTATTTCTAAAATGCTCTCAGCTTTACCTAAAGGCAAAAGCGACAAATTGTCGCTTTTGAATATGAGTCAACATCAATTAAGCGAGCTGACTAAAGTACCGCTTGAGTCTATTGCCCAGTTAGATGATGACGACCTTGATGTACTAGCCGAAACCAGCGGTAAAGAAATTCGCGCCCAAGTACAAAAGCTAACTGAGCGAACGCAAGACCTTGAAGAACAAACTGCAACATTAATTAATGCCCTTGAAACTGAGCGCTTAACCAAAGCCCCTAAGCAAATGTACGAGCTACCAATGCTTGTTGCACAGGTGCGCCAAAAATCCTTTGCACACAATGTCGTTGTTAATGAGTCGCTTGAGGAGTTTATTGCCATGGCCGAGCAACTTTGTAACGCCCGCGACCTTGATTTAAACCACCGTATAGGCGCAGCGCAAACAACCTGGCATTTATGGTTAGCCGTACAGCAACGCATCACCCACATGTTAAACCGTTTAAGCGGCGAGTTTGGCCCCGAGCATTTAGCCGGCGCTGAGTGCATACCGCAATTTGCCGAAGACGAATGGCAAGACGCCCAAGCAAACCGTGAATACATGCTCGCCATGTTTAACGACCGTATTAAAACCCGCGAGTAGGAGAGAGCAATGCATCCTGCAGTACAAAAATACAATAAGTTGCCAAGCACAGGCTTGGAACTAAGTTGGCAAAATGCCAGCGAAACAGCCCGTAAAAAAGCCCAAAGTAGGGCGGTAATAGTACGCCATTTATTAACCCAAGAATGCGCGTTACCAAAAGCGTTTGAAGCACTGGTTAATGCCTACCGCACCAATACAGCAATGGCTACACTTTCAACCGCTATTGATGCACTGGGTAAATTACCCGGGCGCGCAACCATTTATAATTGGTGCAACGCCTATAAAGACAACGGCATTAATGGCCTATTACCCAACCACAAAGGCAAAGCACAAACTCAGTACAGCTGGCTTGCCCGTAGCCTTGAGCTTTATCACAGCCCTAATAGCCCAAGCTTTGCGCAAGTGGCAGATCAGTTAAACAAAGAGGGCTACAAGGCTGAGCATCACCAAGTACGTCGTTTTATAAATGGGCTCCCCCATGAACTAGGCCCACAAAGCCCGTACCGCATGGGCGCAAAACTGTATCGTGAAAAACATAAAGACCACCTTTTACGTTCTACCGAAAATATGAAGCCTGGCGTTATGTATAACGGCGATGGCCACACGCTCGACGTATACCTAGCTCACCCTAAAACGGGCAAGCCTTACCGCGCAGAGTTAACTGCGTTTCAAGACGTAGCAAGCCGCTGCATTGTTGGTTGGGAACTCGGCTACGCAGAAAGTACGCTCGATACACTCGCAGCTATTAGCCGCGCCATTAAAGTACATAACAACGTGCCTGCCATGTTTTATCTCGATAACGGCTCTGGCTACAAAAACAAACTAATGAACGACGACACCACCGGTTTTTATGCTCAGTTTGAAATAGACGTAATATTTGCCATACCAGGCAATGCCCGCGTTAAGTGGATAGAACGATTCTTTTTACACATGGAAGACCGTGTTGGTAAACGTTTTAGTACCTATTGCGGGCGTGACCACAACGATCGCCATAAGCAACTGGTACTTAAAGAGGCTAAACAGGGTAAACGTAAGCTACCGACAGTAGACGAATGGATAGCTGAGTTTAAAGCATTTTTAAACGACTACCACAACAGCGAACACCCCGAGGTTAAAGGTAAAACCCGCCAACAAGTGTGGGATGAAAACATTGAGCGCGTGCCACCGGTAGAGGGTGATTTTGTCATGCTACCACGCGAAACCGTCAATATTCGCCGTGGCCGTTTCCGCCTGCATCAGCGTGATTATTCAGCTGACTTTTTACACCAGTTTAACGGCCAAGAGCTTGTTGCCGCTTACGACCTACACGACGACAGCTACACCAAGCTTTATAAGCTAAACGGTGAGTTTTTAATGTTTGCTAACTTAAAAACTAAATCGCACGCGGTGCCTACATCTCGCATCGAGCAAGCCGAAAGCAAACGCCGTACTGGTCGCTTAAAACGCATAGACACCAAACGCCGTGAAATTGAAGCCCAAGAGAATCAAGAGCGCATTATTGATGTTGACTCAGTGGCGAAGTTTGCAGCACCCATTAAAGGTATTGAAGCACAAGAAGCACCGGTAAACATTTTTGATTTTGATGTAACACCAGCACAACCACAACACGAAATCGACCTAAACGAATTACTAGACCAACCTAATTTACGAAAGGAAACAACCTATGAGCTATAGCCAACCACACCCATATACAGAAGAACAATCGCACCGTGTTGAGCTTATAAACCAAGAGCTAAGCACCACAGGTATGACAGCCGAAGAACTTAACTGTGGTTTTGCACTGCAATCAGTTAAAGAAGTACTCGCGAACAAATGCACCATTAACCCTGAAAAAGTCATTGTGGCTATGTGGCATAAGCTATTTGGTGAGGCGGCCATCACCGAGATTGAAAAACGTAACGGCTTTAATAAGTCGTATAACAAAGCTGATCGTGAGCTGGCAGGGCGTATTTGCCTGCGCTTACAATCACCTGAAATACGCGATCAAAACATTACTAGCGCAAGCATTGCAGTGAGTATGGGTAAAAGCCCTGCATCTATTAGCCAATTAATTAATGGTAAATACAACGCAAAACCTACTAAACATTTACATGATATTTGGGCACTTATTTGCCCTGCAGAAGTTGATCAAGGCAAACCTAGTAAAGAGCGCAAACAAATAAGTATTGTTTACGGAGATGTGCGCTTTATTCCTACCAGCACATCAAAACTTATTGCTATGGCCTGCGACCAAGCCCGCCAACGTAAACGCTTTAGTGTGTTTGCTGGTCAAGCGGGCTTGGGTAAAACCAAGGGCATTACGGAGTATTGCCGCCATAACAAAGAAGCTATTTTAATTGCCGGCAGTGAGCAAACCAGCAGTACCCAAGTGCTCGAGCAACTAACTTTAGCCCTGGGCTTATCGCGCTGCCCAAGCGCGTACAAAAACATGCAAAAAATTATTCAAGCGCTGCGCGATACCGACCGCTTAATCATTTTAGACGAGGCCGACAAGTGCAAACCTAACTCGCTTGACCCGCTGCGTACCATAAGCGACCAAGCCATTGTTGGCGTAACCCTGGTTGGAAATATTCAGTTAGTAGACAAGCTACAAACTCAAGAGCGTTACGAACTCATTGCAAGCCGCGTGTGCTTTTGGCCTAAGCCTATCGGCCAAATTACCGTTGAAGATATTCGCACCCTGTTTTTAGAGCTCACCGAGGGCACCGTAAAACTTGCCCAAGACGACGCAAAATGGTGGCAATGGCTGCACAAACGCGTTGAAGGTAACGCCCGTGAACTGGTTGAAAACTTACTACCGCACTTGCTTAACCACACTAACAAAAACCCAGACACCGCCGTAGACAAGTTGTTAGTCAATGGCATTTTTTCATCAGTACTTAATAAACCAGCGGTTTAAGCGTTGTTTAAACACACTTTAAATAAGGATTTAATTATGCCATTTACAATAAAGTTAAACACAGAACGTTATACAGCACATTTAGCGTTTAGCTCGTTGGTAACAAACGCAATAATGCTAAGCCTACTTGCTAAAAAAGACCCACAAGGCGAGCTAATAAATAAATGCGACGGCAATATTAAGGCGGCTTTTGCAACCCTTGCAGCCGACAAGCTATTTAGTATTCATCATGTACACGAAGTTAACTCACATGCACATACTGCTAGGCGTTTTAATACCATATATCGTGAATTCCCTCTGATTTATACCGAAGGCATGAAAGATTGGGGAATAAAAATTATTGGCATAGGTAAAGCACCACACTTTGAAATTGAAGCTCTGGAGGAAAGCGCATGAGTAACTTGATCCAACAAATCAAAATGGCACAAAAGGCGGCGGGGATCGACCAAGATACCCACCAACTTAATGTGTCATACATTTGCGATGGCCGTGTAAACACCAGCACAGGGCTAACCAAGCTTGAACAACAGCAGCTGCTTGCACGTTACCGTGCTATGAACCCAAATGCGGTTAAAAAACAGTTACCCGCACAGCTAAAAATGATTTACAGCCTATGGGGTCAATTAAGCCGCGCAGGGGCAGTAAATATCGATTCAAAACAGGCCTGTGATGCGTTTTGTGAAAAGCATTTACAAGGCAAAAAGCTTAGCCAAAGCGCCCTGCAATGGCCGCACATTATTGAAGTACTTAAGCAATGGTTAGCAAGGCACAAAGCTAAGCAGGGGGCGTAAATGGCTAATTACGAAGAGTATCAAAACTTTACTATTAACCCGCGTAAGCCGCCTTATACCGAGGAAAAGCGCTATCGTAATGTTAAAGATAAAGACAAGCAAAAATGCCGTATTCGACGTGATGTAGAGGCTTACCAAGAGCAACGCAAAATAGACCGCGAAAATGGCTTAGATTATTTATTTGAGGAGCAATCATGAGCGAATCAACAATAGATTTACGAGTATTACCCCATGGCCTGCGCCGTATTGTTAAGCATTTAGGGGTTGAACAAACCATTGCAGTGCTTAGCGAGCAACAAGGGCAAATGTTTTATATTCCTGAAAAGCCAAGTGAAGAGCATGAAGTAGTAAAGGTATTTGGTGAAGCACTAGTGCAAGAGCTGATAGACGCAAATGTAGGCTCAAGCTATCAAATACCCATGCTGCACAAGGTGCTAATGCAAATTCGCAATCAACAAATTTGTGAAGCCCTGGACAGCAAAAGCAGCAACATTCAACAGCTAGTAAAGCGTTTTAAGATCACCCGCCAGCAAGTAAGCAGTATTTACAGTGCATATCAAGACGAACGGGCGCACGAAACACAATTAAATTTAAGTTTGTAAGGTGAAACCATGGAGTTATTAAAAGAGATTAAAGCAGAATGCCAAGAATTTTTTAATGAAGCTATATTACGTAGTAAGCCAGTTATTCATTACAAATGCCCTGAGTGCAATAACACGTTAAAAACCATGCGCCCACCACAGGGCGAGGTTTATAACGATCACACTGTGTGCATTCATTGTTGGTTTGAGTTCATCCGTATTACCGACGGTAATGAGGTAAGAATTCAAAGCATTCCCAAGCACAAACATGCAAAACAATAACTTTGTACTGCTAACTGCGTTACAACTTAGCGGCGGCGCTAAACCTAAGCAGTGGCAGTACAACTATGGTTTAAACCTGCTTAACCGGTATATCAATCAACGCAAGTTATTTGGCTTAGACACAACAGGCATGATGGACGAATACCGCGAAGCATTTAGAGAGATTAAGGGTAACTGATGGCAATTGAATACCAAACTTACGTAGTAAAATTTGAAGGCGAAGTACCACCTGTAACTGCTGGTTTGAATATCAATGGCGGTAGTTTGCGCCGTGTATGCTTTAATAACCAAATGGCGTTAAACGATGATGCTAGGCAATTAATTGAAGATTCGCTGGAAGAAGGCGCGCTTACACAGCGACAAGTAGACGACCTATTAAACGAACTTTTAACTCTGCTTTAAACCTCATTTAAATTAAATTGGCTTGCCCTCTTGTATTAGCAAGCCTTTTTATTCTACCCTAATAGACCAGCTCGAAAGCCCCAGCCGCAAACAACTTTACAGTGTTACCCAATCCCCTAAATTGATTTACTACCAGCATGACAAATACAGTGCATGCGCCATTTATTGAGTTATTAGCTCAACAAATTATTAAGGCCAGTTCTAAAGCTGAGCAAATTGCAATTTCTCGCCGTTGCCCGCTAAAAGACCTGCCCGCATTGCGTACCCGCGTTAAAGCGCTGATAAGCTCAGCGAACAAAATGCCGGCGCGTAATACCCGCTTACCTGCCTGTTACGTCCTAACAAAACAACGTTTAACTAAAATGAGGACTGAGCAGCATGGCGCTTAAAAGAAAAGTGGTGGTACCGACTGCCCCAAGCTTTACGTTTCAGGAATTAGTACCAAAAGCCATATTTGAGCTTTATCAAGACGACCCTTTGTTTTTAATCAACCTATTTGATGATCGTGCATTGCGTATGCTGCAAAAGCTACGTGATAAATTTGGCCCATGCACCGTAAATAGTTGGAGCTGGGGCGGCGCTAACCAGTACCGTGGCTACCGCGCTCTTGACTGCAATGTGGGTGCAAAACGCAGCCAACATAAGCTAGGCAAGGCCTTCGACTGCAGCTTTAAAAACTACACTGCCCAGCAAGTACGTAACTACGTATTAGCCCACCCGCAAGAATTCCCCTATATCACTGCCATTGAAGGTCAAGTGAGTTGGTTTCATTTTGATGTACGCACGCCTACATGGACGGGCATTAAAGTATTTAACCCGTAAGGACCACCCATGAACCAAGAACAAGAAAACTTATTATTTCAAGCCATCGGTGAAATTCAGGGTAGTCAGGCGGCTATTTTAAATGACTTAAAAGACATTAAAGCCGATATCCATCAAAGCATCGAAAAAAGCGAAGCGCGCCAAAAAGAGATAACTGACGGATTAAAGCTTGATATAGAAAAAAGCGAAAAACGACAAATTGCGGCAATTAATAAGCAAGATGATCGCCTGACTAAAGTTGAAGAAAAACTAACAAACCAACGCGTTAAAGTAGCTGCTATGGGTGGAACAGCTGGTTTAGCTGTATCGTTAATTGCCTACGCTGTAAAAAATGGGATGGCAGGCTAATGGCACACCCTGCGGAAAAGAAAAACGCAGTTCGTCACAGCTATGTAACAGAGTTGCTTGCGTTGAGTGTTGCTGCGATTAAGCACAATGTGGCCGATGGGACCGCAAGGCGATGGAAAATGGAAGCCAAAGAAAACGGCGACGATTGGGATTTAGCCCGTGCAGCAAGCCGCCGTAGCGAAGGTACTGCAGGGGAGTTTACTACCGATTTCATTGAAGAATTCACCATTCAAGTTAACGAAACATTTGAGCTTTTAAAATCACCTGAGGGCGCCGCGCTGCCACTTGATCAACGAACCAAAATACTCAGCTCACTCACCGATATGATGAGCAAAGTCATGAAAGTGTCGGGCGGTAATAAACGTCTTGAAAAGCGGACTATTGCTACCGAAGTACTTAAAATTTTGGCTAAGTTTGTATCCACGAAATACCCTGAATTTGCGCCAGAGTTTGTTGAAATACTTACCGCCTTTGGCCCTAAGCTCGACACGGAGTTAGATGACTAATGGCTGATATGAATTCACGTGAATTTTTAGCTGAAATAGAGCAAATAACTGGTTCGTTGCGCCGCGATATTGAAGCAAAAGAGCGCAACATTGACCCAAGCCCCGCAGCAATTAAAGAGCGTCGTAAACGTGTACTTAGTGGCGACTTTGAGTTTTTTGTGTATACGTATTTCCCACATCATATGTGGCTTGATGACAATCAAGAGGCTTCTGAGTTTCAAAGCTACTTTATGAACTGGTTTCCCGAAGCACTCAAGCTTAAAAACGGGTGGAAAAACTGGTTTGTGGCCCCGCGTGGTGAAGGTAAAAGTACCCTTGGCGTAAAAATAGCGCCCGTGTATGTTGCTGTGCAGGCACTACTACAAGAGCCTGATATATGCCAAGACCTGGGCTTAGAGAAGATAACCCAATTTATCGACTTTGTTATTTTGTTTGGCGCAGAAACCAAAATGCCAACCAAAACACTCGAGGTAGTTAAAACCGAGCTGCTTAACAATAATAACCTTGCGTTAGACTTTCCCGAAGTGTGCCAAAAATCCCCCGTATGGAAATTAGGCGAGTTTGTAACGGCGCAAGGTGTGCGGTTTGAAAGCCGTGGTGCTGAGCAATCTGTACGTGGTACGTTCCATGGCGCAAGCCGCCCTAAGCTACTGCTATCAGATGACATTATTACCGATGCCGAGGCTAAATCTCCCACTGAACGTGATAACCGATGGCGCTTCTTAGAAGCAGCAGTGCAATACCTTGGCCCACCAGATGGCACCGTTAAATTCCTAGGTGTAAACACTGTTTTAAACAATGATGACCCAATAAGCCGCGCCGAAGAAGCACCAGGGCACATTGTTCACCGCTTTAAAGCCATTGAACAAATGCCTGAACGCATGGACCTATGGGAAGAATGCCGCGATTTAATGGTGCATGACGACAAACGCTTTGAAAAACGTGCCGCGGCCAAAGGTGATGCGGTCTCAACCGAGCAAAAACCCTCGTTTAAGTTTTGGTTAAAGCGTAAAAAGCAAATGCTTAAAGGTGCAACTACCAGTTGGCCAAGTGTGCGTTCGCTTTACGATTTAATGTGCATGTGGGCGGCTAATAAGCGTGAGTTTAACCGCGAAATGCAAGGCATTGCCAAAAGTGACGAAGAAGCCATATTTTATCAGTTTGATTTTTGGGTTGACCGCCTAAGCGATTGGATACCCTACGGTGCATGTGACCCAAGCATGGGCAAAACCGAAAAGGCTGACCCCAGCGCTATATTAGTAGGCTTTTACTCTAATGAATTACAAAAGCTACATGTTGAATATGAAAGCCGTAAAGTTCGTGGTACCAGCCGTTTACTTAACGATTTAATACGCGCACAAAAAGAATATAACTGTCGAGTGTGGGGCTTTGAGAACAATAACGCCTTTGATTTTATGCGCAGCCAATTTATTACTACAGGCCTAGAGCAAGGTATAGCGCTACCGTTACGCGGTGTTACTGCAACCATACCTGCTGAGGAACGTATAGGCTCGTTAGAAACATATGTAACGAATACTCCCGCACAAATTGTCTTTCACTCTCGGTGTCGTTTACTCCTTGATGAGCTTGAAAACTGGCCAGAGAAGCAAACAAACCATCACTACGATTTAAGCTGTGGCTTAGCCATTTTATGGATGGTAGCCAGTACTGGTGCGGGCGGTATTCCCCGTGTTAATAGCCGCAAAGTGACCAAACAAATAAGGGGCTATCATGTTTAAAAGCAAGCCACGTATTAAATCTAACGCATACGCAGCGCTTACCCGTATGTTTGACCAAAACCGTTTAGAACCAAGCCTAACGTCGCTTATTACTGAGCTACCAAACCCTGATCCAATATTGCGCCGCGCTGGTAAAAACACCGCTATTTATGAAGAGATAGCCCGTGATGCACACGTTATTGGCGAGTTGCGCTCGCTACGCAGTGGCTTATTCAGTTTTAATACTGAGCTTGTGCCAGGCGGTGACGATGCTGCCAGTTTAAAAAGTTATGAACTGGCTAAAGCCTTTTTTGCTCGTAAACCCTGTGCTCATACAGAATGGGCCGATATGGACTGGCACAATTACAGCGCAATTTTAAACGGTTTTAGTGTCACCCATTTGGGCAAATACATTAAACAGGATGGTCATTGGCAACCTGAGTATGTAGAGACCTGGCGTAATAGCCGTTTTGCATTTAACAGTGATCACGAACTACTAGTAAAAACCAGTGATAACCCACAAGGCGAGTTAGTTGATCAACGGCGTTGGTCGTGCGTTCGCCATATGCCAAGCGCCGAAAACCCGTATGGTATTGCATTATTAAGTAGTTGCTTTTGGCCATGGACGTTCAAGCATGGCGGCTTTAAGTTTTTTGTGCAGCTGTGCGAGCGCTTTGGTATTCCATTTCCTGTGGGTAAATACCCAATAGGCAGTAAAGATTCAGACATAAATAACTTACTTGATGGGTTAGCTAAGCTTGTTCAAGATGGCATAGCCGCCATACCCGATGACACCAGCATTGATATTATTGAAAGCAAGCTATCTGGCGAGCCAGTGCCCGAGCGCTTAGTTAACTTTTGTAATGCTGAAATAAGCAAAGCTTTAACCAGTCAAACCTTAGCAACAGAGCAAAAAAATGGCGGCGCACGTGCTGCCAGCGAGACCCATGCAAAACGTGCTGGCGACAACCAACGCTCAGACAGGGCGCTTGTAGCCTCTTATCGTAATCAGCTTTTAAATTCGCTTCATACGGTAAATTTTGACGGTGGTGAGCCGCCAAAATTCATATTTAAAGACAAACGCGAAATTAACACTGACACAGTAACTCGCGTACGCGAAACAGCGCGTATTGTGCCAGTTGGTGAAGAGTGGGCATATCAAGAGCTCGGTGTACCAAAGCCAAAAGACGGTGAAGCAATACTTGACGTGCCCGACGAAGGCCACGGTATTGCAACACCTGCTAAAACCGAGTTTTCAAAAAAAACAACCGACAGCGTAGAGCTTACCCACAAATTGGATGTATTTGACCACGCAACTGACGACACCATTAAACAGATTTATCAATTTGCTCAGGCAGCTAAAAGCCTAGACGAACTTAAGCAAAAAATAACCTCACAATTTCCTGATATTTCAGACTCAGCACTGGTAGACGTTACCAAAACAGCTATGGAGTATGAATTTATGGCAGGCATGAACGAGGCTAATTCAAAAACTGTGGAGATAGACGATGAATAATGTTCCTGAAGGTTACTTAAAAGATGGTAAAGGTAATTTAGTTGCCATTGCAAACATTAAACAAACTGACTTGATCAAAGATGAGTTTGTTAAAAAAGCCATTGATAAAGCCCTTGAAATGCAAGAAACACTGGCAGAATTTAAACAAAGCCTAATGGCTGAAGCTGACGATTTTATAGAGCTATTAGCGCAAGAGCATGGCGTTAACTTAGGCGGTAAAAAAGGCAATGTGACACTACGCACTTTTGACAGCCAATTAAAAGTCACCCTACAAACTCAAGAACGCATTGAACTTGGTCCAGAGCTTAGCCTTGCAAAAGAGTTAATCGATCAATGCCTGGACGAATGGACCGAAGGCGGCAATCAAAACATTAAAGCCATTGTAAGCAAAACATTCAATACCGATAAGCAGGGTTCACTTAACCCGCAACGCATTTTAGCCCTGCGTAAACTTGAAATTTCAGACGATTCTGGCAAGTGGACCAAAGCAATGAATATTATTGCTGAGTCTGTTGGAGTGGTTGATTCAACCCGTTTTATCCGCTTTTACAAGCAAGATGATAAAGGCATAGAGCAAGCTGTTTCACTCGATATAGCAAAACTGTAGCGGGGCGCTTATGGCCATTTCTAAAGAGCAGTGGGCAGAGATAGAAAAGCAGTAAAACTGAATACCACACATGTGATTTTACAACCGCTAAAAGCCTGGTTTTTCAGTATAAAAAGCTTGAAGGTTTAGAGCTTATTAAAATTGGCGGCAAAACTTATGATGACTATATAAAGGTATAACTATGGACCCGATTACGATAGCACTTGGCCTTGCAAAGCTCACAGGCCTGGATAAAAAAATAGGCGGTTGGATAGGGGGGGATAATGGATCAAAGGTCGCGTCGAAAGTTGTTGATATGGCGCAAACCATCACCAATGGGGGGTCTGCGCAAGAAGCTATGAACCGTATTCAGCAATCCAGCGCACTACAACAAGAACTTAGGCAAAGCATTTTAAACCGTGAAAAAGAGCTTGATGATTTAGCGTTTAAAAACACCCAAAGCGCCCGCAACATGCAGATACAGGCACTTAATCAAGATGATAAGTTTTCTAAACGCTTCATTTATTACTATGCGTGGTTTTGGTCGGTCGCAACGGTTATATACATAGGTTGTATAACGTTTTTAACCATACCGGAGACCGCAACACGCTTTGCAGACACCATTTTGGGCTTTATTTTGGGCACCGTTGTAGCGTCAATATTGAATTTCTTCTTTGGTAATAGCCGTGATAATTCACGTAGAAATGAAATTCAAGACATTCAACAGTCGCTAAAAGAGCACTAATATGGCCTTACTAGCTCCACAATATGGCGACCTTGTTAAGTTCGAGGAAGCCATTTCTCATTTCAAAGACAAAATAAAGCTTACCAGTGAGTCATATAAAGACTTACAGGGCTTAATTCACGCCAAAGCATTTACCGTTGCCGGTGCAACACAAATCGAAATTATAAACGAGCTATATAAAGCAGTAGATAAAGCGATAAGTGACGGCGAGACTATATCGGACTTTAGAAAACGCTTTGACAAAATAGTTGGTGATCACGGTTGGTCATACAATGGCAAACGGGGTTGGCGTACAAAAGTTATTTATCAAAACAACAAAAACACTGCGCGTGCAGCTGGACGTTGGCAACAACAAGAGCGTTTAAAAGAGCGCAGACCTTATTTATTATACTTAACTGCAGGTGATAGCCGCGTAAGACCTGATCACGGTAAGTGGAATTACATTTTACTGCCAGTGGATCATTCGTTTTGGGATACGCATTATCCGCCGAATGGTTATAACTGCAGGTGCAAAGTGGTATCACTTAATGCGCGTGATATTGCACGCATGGGATTATCAGTAACTAAACCAGAATCAGTTAAAAAGTTTACTGAGTCATTTAAATTTGTAGACCCATCAACAGGTGAAGAACTGAGTAAGTTACCAGGCATTGATTTGGGTTGGGATTATAATCCTGGTAAAGCATGGCTAGGCGCAGACATTGCAGCGGGAAAATCAGTTATGACTATATCAACTGACATTCAAAAGCTAGCGGTACCACAATTTAACGAAGCAGTTTTAAAATCTCAGCAGTACTATATAAAGCAGGTAAACTTACACGCAGCAAAGTTAGCGCTTAAAAAGTCGGTACCAGATACCCAGCAATTTACGTTAGGGCACTTGCCTGTAAATTTACTAAACGAGCTATCACGTAAAAACGCACCTATATATAGTAGCGCTGTTACTATCAGCAGTGCTCAAATTGAAAAGTTCTTAACTGGCCAGCTAGCAATTGAACAAGTTCACGAACTAATGAACGCTGTTCAAAAACCAAATACATTTGCATATATAGGCAATCAAGTAAAAATATCGTATCAAGGTTTTATGATCACTGTAGAGCTAGGCCCAACATTTAATACAATTGTAGCTGCCGAAAAAGTTTAAATATCAGCAGCTCAAAATATTTAAACAGTGTTTAAAAGGCGTTTAAAGTGTATTTAAAGGAAAGTTAAACGATCAACAATGATCTAATTCTAAACGTATAATGAGCAGGAATGATTGGATAATGAGTCAGTTTGAACAAGGTTCGTCTAAAACCAAGCGTAATCTAGATTTATTGAATTTTGCGCTCAGGGTCCACTAAACCCAGTAATAATAGGCTTTTCCAAAAGACGAGGGCGAAAATCCTCATACCATCATTATTCTAGAAATGAACAACCCCTTACATTAAGCCTGCGTATAAAAAGCCAGTGTAAGG